ATTAATATCTTGGTTAGTAGCACTCTGGTTAAAAGCATAACCAGCTAAAACTTCTACTCTCCAAGTGTTATCAGGCGTCATTGAAGCAGATACGCCTCCGCCATTTAAGTCAATAGTTGACCAAAAAACTTCAGTATTTCTCTGAAGGTTGATTTGTGTATTAGGACCGCAATTGGGCATTTATTATCTCCTTATAAGGTGACTTCATAACGAACTTGTACTTGTAATTCTACAATTCCATAGGGGGTTAGAAGTCCTTCATCTGTGTTTATAGACGTTAGTGTTAAGTCTAATATTTCGTTAGTTGTTGGTAAACTATAAATAATATGTTCAATATCTTGTGTGATATTATTTATATGTTCATTCACTAATTCATCTTCTTCGTCGTAAATATAACATCTTAACATTACGGGAAGTAAGGAATTAATTTTAATATTTCCAAGAACACCACTATTATAATCTCTAGTCTCTGCTCCTGGAACTACATAAATTGAGGGAAAGTCATTAATTTCTTCTAATGGCTTAAAGCCTCTATATACATTTTCATGTACGCTAGTTTTAAATACATAGCCGCCAAAAGGTGAGGCAGTACCATCTATTAACATCAAATTATCAATTAATGTTTTTACTATATCTCGTCTTTGAGACATTTTTCCACCTAACTTTATAAGAGTATAACATAGGAAAATAACTACGGCAATTTAATTTTTTTAAACTTAAGCACGTATCAGGTTAAACTGACGAGAGTAAAGTTTTTGTGTTATATCTCTTATACTACCTTCAATTAAATTTTCAACTTCGTAACCGTAATCTTCTAAAGAATAATATAGAGGCAACGAATAATAATTAATTATAGAGTTTTTATAATTAACTTGAGCTATTTCTAAATTTTCAACAAATCTGCCAGACCTAGTAGTAAGAGTAGGAGGTTTTGCTCTACCTGATTTTTTCATTCTACTAAGAACTTCTATCTGAAGCAAGGAGGTTAGTTGAGCAGCAGAGGCAAATCTTCCTTTTCTAACTTTAGAAGTAATTGCTAAATTAGTAGCTAATACTTTTGCTGTTCTCTTATTTAAAGTATTAAGAAGAGCTGTGCCATCTATTCCAAAATTTAAAGGGATGGAACCTCCGCTAGGAACACTAATAGTTGCGTTTGAGAATGTTAAAGAGTTTATTATAGATTTTAAATCTTCTGGACGTTTTAAAATAGCATTTAGAGTAGTTCTACCTTTTACTCTAAAAGCTCCATCTAAATCTTCTTCAATTACTCCTATAGCGTTTTGTTCTAATTTACGTCTAGTTTCCTCTAAAAGTTTATTTTCAAAGGAACTACTTAAAAAGAAAGAGTAAGTGCCTGCTCTACCTTGTTTTCTAGTTATATCTTTATTAGTAAATTTTAATCCTATAAAAGTTTGAAAAAAATTTAAAGTTTTACCAGAAGAAGGATCTTTAATATTTATTTGAGCTGTTAGATTTGTAACCTTATTAGTAATTAATTTACCAAAAGGACCGTCCATGAATTTTTTAAATTTCTTAGAATCACTCATAACTCTATTATAGGCATTTTTAATAATAGCTTTACCTCTATTACCTCCTACTACCTTATAAATTTCATCTTGTAAGTTTTTTAAATCTTTTTGGGTATAATTACCATCTACTTCAATTTTTAAAGATTCAAATAGTTGATTAATACGAGCTACTTTTTCCTTACTATTTGTCATTCCAAGTTCAACAAGTTCAGTCAATAGAGTTCTTTGTCTTTCGATATAGTCTGTGTCTATCTGACCTATAGGGTTTAGAGAGGCAGTAGCTGTAGTAACTTTTAGAGTTCCTCGTTGACTTCCTTTAAATCCTGAGCCTCCTAGAAGAGCTCCAGTAGCTTTTGCTTCAATATCTATTTCTCCAACTCCCATAGATTCACTTATCATTTTGTTTAAAGAAGCTATAGTGGGAGAATTTTTACCTTCTACTTGTGCAATTACAGAAGCTACATTTCTAACAGGAACTCCAACTATATCAGCCTTTCCACTTCGTGTAGTAGCTTCTTTAGAAGTTTTAAAAATTCCTTTAGTAATTCGTTCACCTACTACTCCTTTTTGAACAGAAGGACTTCTATATCCCGTAGCTTTCATTGCCTGTTCTAGTTTTTTTCCATCCATAAATGCAAGTACAGAAATCATTACATAGGCAACCTATATAAGTTAAGAACACGTCTAACTTGAGGTGGAAATCCATCTAAACTTAAATCGTGAGAAGATGAATTATCTCCTTGTAAAGAAACACTTTTAGCACCTTCTCTACCTTTATAGAGTATTTTAATCATTTCTAGTGATGCAAGTTTTAAATCATTAGGTACAGAGCTATATCCTCCATTGTAACTAACTCTAACACCGTTAGTAAAATTATTAAATTTTCTAGGATTAAAAAATCCTAAACTTGGAGTCCCACTTCCTCTTCCTGTATCAAAACTCACTTCTCCAGTATCAGGATACCATATATACTCATTTACTTTTCTAGAAAAATCACTAATATCTATTTTATTTGCGCCCTCATTAAAAGGAAGTAATAGTTTTGTATTTTCGTCAGAAGATGCTGCTTGTAAAGAATTATTAAAATTAGAGGAATATTCTGCCGCCCAAGAAACTTTAACATCATCCATATATCCCGTAAAATTTTTAGTATCCGTTTGAGATATTTGTCCTATGCTTACTGCTGAAGATAAAGTAGGCATACTATTAGAATGAGATACAGCACTTCCTACTTGAGTGCCGTTTTGGTATAATCTTAATTCTGCATCATCTTTTACTAAAGCTACGTGAGTAAAAGTATTAAGAGAAAGAGTATTACCTGAAATATAAGCAGTTTCCACATTAGAAGATTTAGCACTAAAAAATACTCCACCAGTACTATCATAAGAAAGCTGCCAATTGTTTTCGTTATCATCGTTTCTGGAAATAAATACTGAATTATTTAATGTAGAAGGTCGAACATAGGCTTCTAGTGTAAAAGGCTCTGATCCAAAATTAAAATCTTCAGAACTTGGAATACTTAGATAATCTCCTGTAGCAGAGAGTTGTAAACTAGAAATACCAAACTTCTTTACTCTTTTGCTAGTTTTAGCGTTACCATACACATTTACTGTATGAGAAGATCCTTCTACTTCTATTTGCTGTCCTAAAGACCCAGGACCTCCTAAAGTAGTATAAGAGTTACCTGTATAGTGAGAGACTTCATGTACCGAGTTAATAGGAGGATTTTTAATAAATACAGAAGAAACTCCTCCATTAAAATATTCTGTATAGTTATTAGAAGAAATTGCTCTTCCACAATAAGATTCTATTAAACTAGAGACATACGAATTAATAGATCTCAGTCTGCCGTCTTCAGCATCATTATCTAGTTTTATTTTTAAAAACTCTTTAATTTCTAATAGAGTCACTAACATTTATTGTCTCCTAAATAAAAAAGGGGAATGGGGCTGGGAGCCCGCATCCCCTTTTCTTCTTAATTATAAGAAGTTACTGATTATTCAGCACCACTTAGTACGTTTACAGCATACGCGTAAGAAGAGCTGAGTGCAGCTGATGCCTCTGTTGTAAGAGCTTTCATGTCATAACGTGTTGACATGTAGAGTGCTGTAACTTGACGATCTGGTAAGTAATCGCTTTCTACTTCCATAGAACGACGCTCACCAATCAAGAAGCCAGGTTTATAAACCATAGTAGCAAGTACGCGGTTGTTTGCTGTTCCTGATACAGAATCAATAAACTCAGAAATCTGAATTGGAATACCGTAGATTGCTCCGATAGAACCTGTTAAGTAAGTAGCTTGTGGGCCGAACTTATCAACAGTTTGGAAATCTGGCTCAGTTACAAAGCTGTTATAGCCTTCTACTGATGTAAGAAGTACTAGCTGGTCGCCCATTGCTAGACCGTACTTACCCATTGCTGCACGAGCAGACGCTACAGTAGCAGCATTAGCTTTTGCAGTGTTAGCAGACGCTCCAGTTAACCCTACGCCTCTGTAGATGTTTAGAGCAGTTACTGCTCCTGCGTGGTTTACGATACCTGTGATAGGAGAAGCAACTCCTCCGATTCCAGTAGCGCCACCAGCAGACATAGATTCAGTTGCGTCGAATCCTGTCAGACCTCCGTTACCACGAAGCAATACTTTATCCGTAAAGCGAGCTAAACGACGTGTAGCTGCTGAACGTAAAAAGTCTACTAATGGAAGTAACGTATCTTCTTCTTCGTCTTTTGCAATGTGAGTTTTTACCATAAATTTGTGAGGTGTTAACTCTACGCTCTTTAAAACGTGCTGATTTGTTGTAGGCACGTAGGTGTTAGTGTCGGTAGCATAAGTACCAGACTCAAACTGTGCGATTGCGTCATCTGTATCTTCACTTGCAACAGGTACTGAGAACTGTTTTGCATTTACCTCGATACGATTGAAAAGAGGAGCAACAACAAGTTGTTGTCTCATTTCTTCATACACGTTTGTTGAGAATGCACTTTCAAATGCATCTACAGAACCACCTTGTACTACGTCTTTCATACGCATACCATATTTGGTGCTTAAAGGATCTTTACGCATAGCTTTTGCTAAAAAGTAAGCGTTAGAAAGGTCTTTTTGAGAGAACTGCTCGGTTCTACGAGTGTTTTCTTGATAAACCATTTTACTAGTAGTAAAGGAATCAATTTGCTCACGATAAGCTTTCATTTGACCTTTTAACTCTGCAAGCTCTTCAGCTAGACGAGAGTCTTCATGGTTTTCATTGTTAGCTTTAATTTTAGCTTCTGACTCTTCCATAATTTTGTCACCAGTCTTTTGAACTAGTTTTGCTACTTCTGGCTCAGAAACGTGATTAGAAACTTTTTTCTCTTCAACAACCTGAGTGTCTGCAGCTTTTTTTGTATCAACAGTGATGGGATCACCAATATCTTGAGTTGCCATCTCATTATTCTCCTTATTTTCGGTAATATAACCGTATAGCTTTAGTGCGAAATCTCTATCTTCTTCCTGTGGAAGTTTGATAAGTGCTTTAATTGTATTAACAAACCGTTTTGCTAATGTATAGTGAGTATCACTCCAAGTTCCTGATTCCATGCTTTTTAGATTTAACAGGTTATTAAGAGTTGTTTGATACTGATCATTATTTTTAATTTTTTCTTCTTGTTTTAATTCAAAAAGA